GAACGTGCCCGGTCCGAACGCACCGTCAGCGGTGACGTCGATCTTCTTCTGGAGATTTACGAGGCTCATCCGTCCTTCCTCTTGTTCCAGAGTTCAAAGAGCGCCTTGACCTTCTCCTCAACCACGGCGACGCGCACGTCCATCTTGGCAAGGATAATCACCAGCGAAATGAATGCCAGAACAATCGGCCAAAGCTGACCGATCAGTTCAACGGTAGAAAGATTGCCAGCCATTACGCCCTCGGGTTGCGCCAGTCTGGGAAGTCGTCCTCGTCCACTACGCCGTCGCCGTTGGCGTCATAACGCAGGTCGTTGCGATACTTCTCCCACGGGGCCATGTCATCGTCGTCTTCAGCCACAGGGGCTGGTTCGGGTGCAGGTGCAGGTGCAGGAGCGGCGGGCAGCGGCTCAGGCTCGACCGGGGCGGGCTCTTCTGGTTTCTTGTCACGCGCGTTGGCGTTGAGGCTCAGGCCACCCAGCAAGCCGACAAAGGCACCAATGACCATGTTGAACGCAGGGCCGACGATCTCAAAGACCTTGTCGCTATCTACGATGTGGTTCGGTGCAAACAGGCCAATGACCAGCGCGGCCACGACGACCAGCACGACGCAGGCCAGCGTGATTACCGCTACGCGGATCGTGAACTCGACTGTATCCTCAATGCCTTCGCGGCTGCTTTCGAAGCGGTCCCAGAAGCTCATGTCCTTGTCCTTTATGTCGCGGCGAGTCGGTCATGGGGTTCTCTTACGTCCCCGGTGCCACTGGCCAGACGATATCGTTAGGGAAGCCTTCTTGTGCTGGTACGTCGCGCAGAGCTTGGCGGTACGCCGTATAGGCATTTCGGGTCGCTTCAGGAACATCAGGAAGCTGGGTCCAGTCAGTAGCCGCAAGAAGGGCATCCCGGCGACAGCGTTCAGCAGCGGGGCGCTGAGTCTCGACTTCAGCCTGTGTGGCTTCGTACTGAGCGATATCCTCATCGGTCATGTCCATCAGGACGCCGTCAAGCATCTTTTTCATATCAGCCAATCCCGTAGAGAGTGACAACGCCGTTAGTAAGCGTACCAAAGCCGGAAAGTACTGCGGTTACAGATACACCGTTAAAGTAACCGGTGCCGCTAAAGTACGCATCTCCGCTATTATTAAAGCTCGTCATCAAAGTATACGACCATATGTTACTGGCAATAGCGGTAGATTGGAGCAGCAGACTACCACCAAATACTGAACTGGCACTATGATTTTGTCCGCCGGTTAAAGCAAGTAAGTTAGCGCTTTGTGTGTAGGAACTAACAGAACTAGCGGGTAAGAAAGCTTGCCCGCGCCCAAGGACACCAACGGCGGAACCACCTGAGTTAAACCCGGTTAGTATGGGGGTCGATGTAGTCCCACCTCTTATGTCTTGGAACGCGATCTCAAACTGGCTATACCCAGATGGAAGTGTAAGAGTAACGCTACTCGGGCTACCAGAGATAACGGTTTGTGAAATGAGCTTCTTAAAGGCACCCCCAGTAGTAACCTGCACGGAGGTTGCGCTTAGCGCGCGGGCAACGATGCCATACGCAGACGGTGTTGTGGATAAAGCCCCCGTAAGTTGAAGATAATACGCCGCGTTTGTTGTGAGCGCGCTCTGGTTAGTGTTTACCCCGCCAAGGATTGTTACCGTGACCGGCGCACCCGTGGACACAGACTGTGTCGAGAAACCTATGAACTTATCGGCATTGGTCGAGAACAGGGCGGGCAAAAAGCCAATTAGATATGTAGAGGCAGCAGAATAGTCATACGCGGTGATGCCACCACGTCCGAGTGTAGGGTCGAAAGTGATGGCAGTCCCTCTTGCGAGGTATGGGTTAGCAGTATAAGAGGACCCATTTGCGTACGTGATACTGGACGCGGTAAGCGTATAGGACCACGTATACACTCCACCTTCGGTACTTGAACTGGTGTTATACACCACATTACCAACTGTGTCGTATGAATTACAAAATCCATACGCCTCCCAAGAATAATAGAGGGAACTGAGCGGAGTAGTAGTCGAACTTGCTGTTGGGGAACCTGTGGACGGATTAATTAAGACAGTATGTGTACTAGCCGAGGAACTAAACTGCAAAATAAAACGATCAATACTTGGAAAATATCCCGCACGACCGTTAGTATTAAAGCTAGCACCATAACTAGCTTGCTCAGCACCAATTGTAAATGTATTGCCAGCGGCATTAAGCGAAATGGTACGAGTTCCTACCCAACCAAATGGGCTTACTCGGAAAAAAGCCCTACCCGCGTTTGTGTTTGAATTGAACGCAGCAGCAAGTCCAGCGGCTTGGTCGTCAAGCATGCTAAAGCTAGTAGATGCTGTTTGGCTAAACGAGCTTCCGTTATTGCTATAAGCAGTTACGTTTATGGTACCACTGCCAGTGTATCCAACTGCAACAATACGATTGGCGAAACTGTCAAAATACGCATCAAACGGAGCACGACTGCCGCTTGTAGATACAACGCTAGTAAATCCCGCCGATGTTAAAGCCCCAGTCGAGGTATTAACCGTAACGGCCTGCATATAAACCGTGCCTGCGTAGTCGTTCGCACTACCGCCAATTAGAAAATTTATTCTGCCAGAAGTAGTGTCTTTAACTATGACGCCGCGTCTATAGTTAGTAGCGTCAAAACTAAATATACCAATACTATTTAAGTTTGTAATAGCACCGGCAGCGCTAACCTTATAGGAGAACAAGTAGGCATATGAACCAATTTTGAAACCGGTAAAGTGCCATCCTGTGGACGAATCATAAAACGAACCGAAGACATACTGACTACCAGAACCATAAGCGGTAGCCGTGTTAAACGTAGCGGCTTGGTCAACACCAGTCGTCGTAGACACCGTGCCGTTCGAGTTGAGCGAAACAGCCTGACCCGCTGTGATGGAGCCAGATGACGTAAACTGCTGGGTGCCACTGGAACTTGAAGCAAACGAAAGCTGGCCTGAGCCGTTGGTCTGGAGAACCTGACCCGAAGTGCCGTCTGCCGTGGGCAGCGTCAACGTAAGGTTTGCCGCAAGGGTATCAGGGGCCTTGAGGGCAACGTAGTTCGAACCATTGTCCGTGTCTTCTGGCAGGCGGATTTCAGCGCCGGCAGTAGCGTTACCAACCACAGCGAGAGGTGTGCTAAGGGTCGAGAGGTCACCCGAACCCAAAACGCTCGTACCGTTGATCGTCTTGATGTTGGTGCCGGAGACAAGCGCAGCCTGCTTGCCATTGAAGGTGCTCCAGTCAGTGCTGGTCAAAGCGCCACGAGCCGAGGACGAAGAAGTGGGGATGCTGAGCGCGATAGCGGGGGTTGTCGTGCTGCTAGTGACCGCAACCGCGATATCTGTGCCTGTCGTATCAACCGAGGCCGAAACGCTCGTAACAGTGCCTACATACTGGTCAGCCGAGGCGACGTTGAAGTTGGGGTACGTGCCAGTGATCGTCGTCGTGCCGCTACCCGTCAGCGAGACTGTTTGATCTGGAGCGGTGTTGGTGATTGTGATTGACCCGTCACCGTTGGTGACACTGATGCCCGTGCTCGCAGTGAGCGTAGCCTTGGCAAGCGAGCCATCGGAAGTCTTACCAATAAGAAGTTCACCGTTGACGTAGGTCGTTTGCCCTGTACCGCCAGCAGCCGTGGGGAGCGTACCCGCCGTCAGCGTATTGGTGCCCGACGAAAACAGCGCACGGTTAGTAGCGCCAAAGGTCGTTAGACCCGTACCGCCTAGCGTCGTAGCCACAGGCGTGGTGAGGCTGAACTGTGTACCAGTGAGCGTGAGACCTGTGCCCGCGCTGTAAATCTGCGCCGACGAAACCTGCGCAAAGGTGATGTTTGTCGTGCCGAACGTAATCGTACCCGGAGTATTACATGTGTAGGTACCGCCTGCGCCGGTCGTACCTTGCTGAACAAACACGGTCGAGCCTTCGCTCAGACCGTCTGGGCTAGCGCTGACAAAAGTGTCCGCGTCACTGGAGCGCGTCAGTACCCAGTTAGTCGAGACGCTACCTACCGTCGTAACAACATAGATGCCGTTCTGCGTCTGCGTGGTCTGCTGGAAAATTAAGACGCGGTCAGCAACGCTAAGCGTCACGCCGTCAATAACCAGCGCAGCTTGAGTGCCAGCATTGGTTAGGGTAGCGCCGACCCCGGCAGTGCCGTTAGCGTACGTCGCGTTCAGGTTGGTCGGTGCCTCGACTCGCACCGGCTGGTGGAAGTGGATACCGGTTGAGGCTACTGTATCGACGTACTGCTTGGTTGCCGCTTGAAGCGCCAACGTCGGGTCTTGGGTCAACGTAACTGAGGTCAGACCAGCAAGAGTCGTAGACGTAGCACCGAGGGCCACGGCTGTGGTGCCGATGGTAACCGAACTGTTGCTCAGCGCAGCGTTGGGGATTGCAGAGAAGTTCGTACCTGTAAGCGTCGGGGTCGTGGAGAACGTCGGTGGGTTACCGCCAACAAGGACACCAGAAGCCGATGCAAGGAACGCCGTGGTGTTAGCCGCCGTCTGATAGGGGACAGAGCCCGCAGCGCCAGCAGCTAGGTTAGTAGCCTGCGTAGCCGTCGCCGCGTTGCCCGTGACGCTGATGTTGACGTTGCCAGCCGCATCTTCGTTGACCGACTTCTCAGCCGGGTAGGTGACAAAAACGGTCTTATCGCCTGCGCTAAAGTTAACAAGCGCACCCCCATTGCTGGAGGAAAGCACCGTATCGCGCGAGAGAGACGTGCCCGCCGCCGTGTAAGTGCCGATACCGACTTCCCACTGAGACCCGCCAGTGATGGTGTAGTAGGTGGTGTTACCGTTGCCGATAGCCGCGCCGAACGACTGATAACCTTCAGGGGGCGTACCAGTGAGGGTAATAGTCCCCGTCCCCGTCGTCGAGGTCAGGTCTTGTACACGATCAGCGAGAACGAGGGCCATTGCTACCTCACATCAGGTTTCGGAGCTTGTAGATCGTCGTGAGATAAACTTCCGTCACCCCATCAATGAGGTTGGCTACTGCCCGGTTGCCCTTGCAGATAGCCTCGTGGTTTTTCTCGATCCACTCAGCGTCTTCAATCAAAATAAGCAGGATGTCATCCGCCTTGGTTTTGGGGGCTTTGATGGCCCCTACCAGTTCAAATGCACCCTGATACGCCTCGACGAGCTTGTCGATGGCGTCAATCACCTCGTCGTAGAACTTGCCGAGTGCCTTATGCCGCGCGTACGCACCGACCCCATTGGCAGTCCAATGTTCGAAATGCGCCACGTTGCGAGCATAAAACACTCGGCTGATAAGTTCTTCGATCATTAAGCGATCCGGATAATGGCCGTGGTGTTAGTGGCGGTCGGGAAGATGATGGTGAAGTCACCCGCCGTTGCCGTCTTGTCCGAACCAAAATCCAACACGCAGACCGAGGCGTTCGTCAGCGCCGTGTTGGCGTTTGAGTTAGCCGAAGGCGTGGTGTTATAGATCAGCGCGCCGCGAGCCGTGATGGTCGCGTTGGTGAAGGTAAGGTCACCGAAGTCAACAAAGCCCGTGCCGGTTTCGGCGTTGGTGTTGACCGCCGTCACACCGAGGTTGGTCAGCGAGCCGCCGCCAGCGGTGTAGTTGGTGCCCGACGACGAAACTTCGTTCGATGAGGTGTACGTCGTGGTGTTCGCATCAAGCGAAGCAGTGGACGAGTACAGCGCCAGCTTGAACGTGTCCGCGCCAGTGTCGCCCGAGGGGCGGAAGTCGTGCACACCGAGCATAAGCTGAGCTTTGAAGCTGGTGCACATTGCCTGCGTAATAGCCAATGTAGGTCTCCTTAACTGTCTAAGATGGGGATGAACTCTGAGTGCCCGGCCTTGTGAAATTTGTTCACCAGAGTCACGTTATGGGACCGGACAGCCTCGTGCATGTAATAGACGAGCACTTGGCGGATGGAGTCCTTGAACGCCTCCGCTTGGTCCCTGATAGCCGGATGTGCGTTACCCCCAACATAGATGATCTTGTCGAGAGCACGTTCAGCAATCTCTTCGGGCGTGAAGCCACGGCCTTGCGTGGTCATCACCATCACGTCGCCGCCCAGCATTGTTCCTACGGAGTCAATCATATCACCTCACCGGGTATCGCACTTGGGGTGTGCGGTACATGTCTTGGCGATTCTTCCCTTCGCCAAGCTGCTTAAGCATAGCCAATGCTTCGTCGTACCGCTTCTGGTATCCGGCGATTACATCAGCTTCACCCTTCATGAACGTATACGCTTCTAGCAGCGCGCCGTAAAGGAGCACGGACTCGAAGTTGTCCCCAAGCC